GGTCAGGTATTTCCGACCAACCGCCATTGGCCCAAAACACGCTAAACAGGTACACGCCTGACCGCAGCACCTTGTCGCGGCAATATGCCTCTACTCGGTGGTTACGCAGGAACTGCATCTCACGCACTTCGCAGAATCGGCTAAAACTATCCCACCACACGCAGACGTTAAGCGGCAGCGGGTCGCAGGGTTTTGAACAGATCGCGTGTATGGGCATCCTTGCCCACATTGCACCACACTCAAGCATCACGCTGAACATAGGCGCTCGCATCGGCTCGGCTCTGAAGCCTAGGACGGTAGCCAGCGTGAAGCCTCCTTGGCCTTCCTGATGGTCGTACAGAAACTCGTTACGGACGTAGGCCGTGGTGTACGGCGTATCTACCATGAAGCTCATATCAATCCCTCTTTGCGTAATTGCGCGATGGTTCGCACCATGCCCTCAAGGTGAGCAAGGCGCACATAGTCGCGGTCAAGATCGGTACGGAACCGGCGGTCTACGGCGTCATGACAAGCGGAACACGCCCAACTGCCAAGCAAATCGTCAGCCTTTAATCCGATACCGCTGACCCCTGATAGGCGTATGTGCGCAAGCACTACCGTTTCGGAATTGTGGTTGCATATCCCTTCAAGGCGCACCATGCAGCCACGCCCTTTTGCTTCATTCCGTAGGTTCATACACCGGCTCCGGTATGACGATGCCCATTTCGGCGCAGCGTGTTTCTAGGAATAACAGGTAATCGCTGAATTCTTGTTTGGTCAGTTTGCTAGAGCGTTTGATCGGGCGCATACGTTTGCGGCCAAAACCTTGCAGCGTCTCCCAGCCAAAGCACTCGCCAAGGAAATACTCATGTAGGTCGTCTCGCGTCCAGCCTGCCAACGTTTCGCCACCACCCTCTAGGACGGCTGGATAACAAACACCCCATAAAAAACGATTCTGATGATCGGTGCGCGGCTTCTTCCACTCCAGCACCTCTATGCACCACGCACGGTCAGGCGATAAGCCCTGCACCATACGCGTAGCAGCTACGGCTAACTGCTCGGGCGTGGTTCCTTTAGGAAATATGCGCTTCACGCATCCACTCCTCGCCATACTCCACATCCATGTAGTCCTTAAACCACGGGCCGCCACGGGTAAAGTGGACGGCAATCGGGTTCGGGCATTGGTCGCGGGTATACCAGCCCTCTAGGTAGTTCCATGTGATCGGCAGCTCTCCGATTACGTCATCGGTGAGCCAATTAAAGCGGTGTAGGTACATCCCTGTTTCACGATTGACTACCTCGGGCGTAAGAGCCTTGACTTGAGGATGCCCACAGTTGATAAACATGAAGCTAGACCAATTTTTTTTGGGATACAGATGTTGCGCGCGGTTGTCCATCTTGACGGTTTCAGTAGGCCAATAGTCGTGCTTTACAAGAAAGCACGCTTTTGCCCCGTCGGCGTAGTCCAACAATCCCGCGATGTCCCCCCGGAAAAGAAAATCGCAGTCCACAAATACCGCCCAACCGTCGTAACCGGCGAGGTATGGGGTCAGAAAGCGAGTAAACGAAAACTCCGTAGACGACAGCGGATCAGTCTCTCGCCAATAAAGGCCACGCTCCCGAAGTTCTGACTGAACAATGGGCTGTATGTCCACCTCAACGCTAGAGTGCTTGAGGATGCTTTTACGGCACACCTGATACGCGATGTCCTCGCGGCTATCCCACCCGATAAATACCTTCATAGCCGTTCCTCAAAGTCTATGTACCGCCAGCCGAGGTATTCGGGCTTTACGGCGTATACGTCATAGTCGTAGCCACGCTCCTTATCGGTGATGCGCCGTACCACCCAATCGGGAAACGTCGTCGCAACGTCCACCAACGCCGCTACGGTCATGCTGGCGTTGACGATGTAGTAGTAGTCGGGGCGAGGATCGGCGGCATCAAACGATTTCTTGGCGCAGATCGCGGCTGTCTCAAACGGCCACGCCTGATACTGAAATTCGTGCTTGATGTGCTTCACCTCTATGCGCTTGCCCGAGGCGTAAATATCGCCCTTGTCGGCGTACTCTGCCCGGTCGGCAAAGTCTTTGGCGATCCGACGTTTTGGCAGCGTCACCGTATGCCCGATGTTGAGGAGGTAAGTCGCCACCACAATCTCTGCGGGGCGACTCGCCCTAAACCTCGCCTCAAAGTCAGAAAGGGGTGTCAAGGTCATCCCAATTGTTCTCGGTTATCTCGGGCTTCTTGGTGGCTTGGTGCTGCGGTTCGCCTTGCCGCGACAACTTGCCCTCGCCCTTGGGTTCAATCTTAATGCTCATGTACTTATCGCCCGTCTTTTGCGAGGACTTAATCCATGCCGACAGGTTGTAGTCCACGTTATTGATGACTGCCGAGCCACGGTAGTCAGGGCGCTTGTCGTTGCCATCCTTGTTGTTCTTAAACAGAACGCCACGCATATTTGGATCAAATTGGGTCACGGTTTCAACTCCTTCAGTTTGGTAACTTTCTCATCTAGTTCTGCGAGGAACTTGCGTACCTCGCCCTCCAACTCGGCAATGCGTTTATCGTCACGCGGAACCCGCACGATCAGCATTTGCAGATGCTCGGGTAAGCGTGGGTCATAGCTCACAAAGTCGCACCACGGTCGCCCGGTGCAGGCCATCTGCCATTGCATCTGGGTTACATACTTCTCGGGCGGCTTACCGGCTAACAGATACTCCAGATGGGTGGCGGTGTTAGGCGCCTTATATTCCACGCAGCCTTCGCCTACCAAGCCGTCTGGGGACGCCCCTGACATGGCTATCGTCGGGTGGTCTATAAAGCCCACCTCCTCCACCAACTCGCCTGTACGGGCGCTGTAAGCGGCTCTAGCGTGTGGCTCTTGCTCTACACCCCACTCCATCGCGGCGCTGCTAAACGACGAAGCCTTTTGCCCCGTCAGCCGCTCCACGATCAGGTCGGCCATGTAGTTTTCGCGGGATGCGCCGTAGCCCTTGGCGGTCTTGGCGACCACATCAGCCACGCGGGAGGCGGTGACCTTGCCGAGCCGTGATGCCCACCAACTCGGATCGTTACGCTGTTCCATTACGCAGCCTCCGGGCCGGTCAGTTCTTTCTTGCGCGCGGTAAACGCATCAATGTGCGTCATGCGCTGCTCGGTATTCAATCGCTTATACAACGCATTTAAGTCTGCGGCTGTTTGAACGGTTGCGATCAACCCAAGCAAATTGTTGTCAATTTTTGCAGGTTCCGTTTTGCGGCCTTGTGCGGCCTCTGCGTCATCGTCAACTTGTGCAAGCCCCACAATGGCTGCTAATGCGTAACGGCGGGCATAGGTGATGCCAGAGCCTTGCCCCTGCGGGCTGGCGTCCTTGGTCAATACCGGCATCTGCCCAGCGATCCACTCGCCCGAGGCGTGAGCCAACGTCGTTACCAGCATCAGCCCTTGCTCGGTCATCTGCGTGGTCTGGATCACCGACAAACCGTTAGCGGCTAACTGCTTACGGCAGGCGTCCCAACATGACGCAAGGTCAGCGTACTTGGACTTAAAAAACGGGTTGCTGCTGTCTTTCAGCGCCCCCGTAATGTCGGCTTGGGCTTTGCTTAATGCGGCGGCCAATGCGCCTATGGTTTCACTCTGCATCTTCTTGCTCCTTCAGTTCTGCTAGTGCCTTGTTACAGGCTTCTATACGTTCTTGTTCTTCCAGTTCTTGCATCAGTTGGTCTTGGTGATGCCACCAAGTCATGTCGTCATCGTGCATGGCTGGCTCGCTCCTCTGCCGGGGTGCAGCCACCATCGCCGCACGGGTCAAGGATGGCTGCTGTGGCGTATAGCACTACAATGAGGATGGCTTGGGGTAACCAACGGCTCATTAGTAATCCTCCCCATAAGGGCCGTTCATCAAGGCGTCGTTGGTGGCGATTTCCTCAAGCTCAAAGATGGCATCTGCACCGAGGTCGCAAATGTCTAACTTGATGTCGTGGTTCAGCGATGAGGCGGCCTTGTCGTTATCAAGGAAAATGCCGATCAAGTCAGCAGCTTCAAGGATGATGCCGCCATCGGTGTCCTGCGTGTACTCCACGCGCACCTCAAACTTGTTGTTGAGGGCGTAGAAGGTGCCGAAACCGTGGAAAGTGTCTTTGCGAGGCATATCTGTTGCTCCTGTGTTGTGTCTATCAACGTGGGTATATTAACCGAAGTGAAGGCGGGTTGGAAGTCCCCGCCTCCAATATTTATCGGGTTACAGTAATAGTAAATTGGGTGTTGTCTTTGGTATCAACGACAACGTACTTGCCGGGAAACTCTCTGAACCAGCGCCATAACTGATCCACCGCAAGTCCAAGATCGTTGTACGCACCCATTGTTTCGTCAAGGTCACTTGCTACTGCAACGATGTAACGGTAGTCCTTGAGGATAGGGTCTTTGCTGTAATCAACCATTTGCATTGCCTCTCTGTGGCATCCCGGTCAACATTGACCGTATTGATATATTAACACAAGTTAAGCAGATGTCAACACCCCAAACAAAAAAATACATACCCACGATGCTATGTATTTAGGGCTTTACTTAAATTGCTAACCGTGGTTAAATGGCAGGATGGACATCAATACAGCATTAAAAAAGTTTGGTTCCCCGAGCGGTATAGCCCGGGCGTTCGGCGTCAAACCCCCGGCTGTATCCCGTTGGATACGCAACGGTGAGATCCCGCAGCAAAGGGTGTGGCAATACAAGGCTGGGCTGGTCAAAGCGCCAAAAGGACGTTGATGGACGCCAGAAACGACAAACCCCCTTTCGGGGGCTTGACGCGGCCGGGGGACGGCCATACGCTTCGGGTAGTTACAGAGCGTGGACGAATCTTAACAGCGCCTTTCTGGCCCTGTCAAAAACCCCACGCAGTTCCCCTGGTATGGAACTAAAAATCTACCAGCGGAGGGCCGGTCGTTTGGATCGGGCTGGACACCGCTTACCAAAGTCCAGCGGGCCTAAACACCGTGGCTATACGGGCATAGGCTTGGCCTCGCTGCCTTCCGCAGAAGTGGGGGGTAGGGGGGCCATTCCCGGGCTTCCGAGCATTGAGGTATTAAGACATGGGTAAGATGACAGAAGCACAGAGGATACGGGTAGCAAGCAGATACGTCAGGGCAGTCAGGGGTAAGGGACTGCAATCTGGCGAATCACCAATCAAGTTAGCCGTAAAACTGTTAACAGAAATGCACCATGCACCGTGTATTGGGGTGCCAGAAAAAAACATTGATTACCTAGACAAGCACCACGCGGTGATGTTGGAAGTAATCAGCGCCAACAAACACAAGTTGCCGAAGCGAACTAAACGCGCCAAACCAGAGTTTTTAGAAAGTTTTGCGTGGCGCAAAGTGCGAATGGAGGCGTTGTTGAAGTTCGGCCCCAGATGTATGTGCTGTGGCGCTACTCCTGCAACGGGTGCGGTAATGCACGTTGATCACATTAAGCCCCGCCTAACGCATCCAGAATTAGCGTTAGAGCTTGATAACCTCCAAATCCTTTGTCATGAGTGCAACCACGGTAAAGGTAATTGGGACAGCACCGATTGGCGGGGGAAACATGGGTGATGAATTCACTTACTTTCCGACTAAACAAACTCAACCGGAAAAGCCTAAACCCAGTCACAACCTAGAACACCAGTTCCACTCCAATCAGGCTATGTGGAATTCGGCAGTACAGGAATCCCCGCTAAACCGCTTAAAGTTCTATGACGCGCAGTTAGCCCGAGGCGTTGAGGTCAACCGTGATAGGGTCGCTGAATTGATCCGAGAGGCTGGCGCTGCTGCCGTGCTGTCGGATAGGGATACGATTGGGCTGGTACGCCAGCTTTGGGGTGAAAAGGCTGTGGAGAGACTTCGTGCCAGAGTTAAAGCGGAGCAATAGAACGTGGTGGATTATCTGGTTAGGCCGATGCGTGAACGAGGCAAGGCGTGAGGTACAAAGCGAGGCGGGATGCAAACGATGGCCTTATTGGCCGGGCGCTACACGCAGCAGGGTTCACCGTCCTAGACTTCGCCTTAAACGGAGGCGTACCAGATCGTCTCGTCGTACGGAATCTGCCAGACGGAACGCCGTGGGTGTGTTGGGTAGAAATCAAGGTAGAAAAAGGAAAACTACGCCCGAGCCAAGAAAGGTTCCAAGCGATATTTGAGCCACGCGGTGAGTTTTACGTTGCGCGTGATCCCGAGGCTACGGTGCGCGAGTTGATGGAGCGTTATCTAGCCGCCATCAAGCCCGAGCAGCTACGTTAGGCATGAGTGCTTTGCGAGCGCCCTTGTAATGCACGATAGCGGGGTCGGGATGCTGCGGCAGAAACTCGGGCAGACACGCGTAATGCGACTCGGGCAGGTCTTGTACCTTCACCCGTTTAGCGTATTCCCGCAGAACCTCCTGATCCCCGTACCACACGCAGAACTTGTCGGGCAAAACGTTATACATCTCGGCAAGGTCAGCCCACACGCCCCAATCGGACGTAATGGTGCAGCAGCCGACGTAAGGATAAACCTGATCCAGCGTTTTACCCTCGTACTCGCTGTAGTCCTGACCGCGCTGGCGCGGGTTAAACACGGCGTCACGGTTAAATTCACGGCGCGTCATGGCAACCGGCCCCCAGCCTTTAAGCAACGCGCTCGGGCTAATCGGATGCCGCACGATCATGTCGGTATCCATGTACATCGCAGGCTCGGTCAACCCCAATTCCGCAAAGGCATTGGTGCGCCATTGCATCAAGTATTGCCGATTGCCCTGCGTTACAAATACCCGCGAGACACCGGGCACGGCTGGCGTCTGGTGATCGCTGATTTGAACAATGGTCGCATCAGGGTTGTGGGCGCGAATGGAAAAGACCATTGCGGTAGGCATGGCGATGTCGTCGCCAACGTGGAAAAAAACAAACATAGGACAAATATATGCTGAACGTGAACCGAAAACGACTATCCCGTGCGATATGGGACACCCTCTTTGCTGACCTGCCCGACCTGCCGTGGCACGTTATTGAGGACTTGGAGAAGTTAGACCCCCTCCGACGTACCGGCAGCACCAACCACGCCTCCTTAATCGCCTTGTGGGCAGTTATACGGCACTTCCGACCCAAGGTTGTAGCCGAGATCGGCACCTACATCGGCAAGTCCACGTTCGTGCTGGCGCGAGAGGGCGCAGACGTTCACACCTGCGACATGACGCACGACTTCAAGTTGCCGCTGACCACCTCTATCACGCAGTACCACAGCAGCAGCACCGAAATGCTTGCCAAACTAGACGGCAACATTGACCTGCTGCACCTAGACGGTCGCCTACAGCCTGACGACAAACCGCACCTTGAACGCCTGTTCACGCCCGACACCGTGATCACGCTGGATGACTTTGAGGGCATAGAAAAAGGGGTGTGGAACGCGATGCAAATAGACCTGTCGCAACGCATCTTGGTGTACCCGCCCGAGCGTTACTTGACAGAGCGTTATGCGGTGGGAGATGCTACGACTGCAATCATCCTGCCTAACTTGAGGCTGACGCCGCAATGAGCCACAAAGACGCCGCCGAATTTGTAGGCGTATTGCTGCATAGCAGTACCGCCACGCACTTCCTTCATTTGCAGACGGCGAGCTACGCGAGTCACAAGGCACTCGGCCACTACTACCAGAACATCGTGGACTTGGCCGACAAGTACGCAGAGGCGTATCAAGGCCACTACGGCATCATGCCCCTCGCTGACTACCCCGAGGGGTTTAAGGTGCAGAAGGACGCCGCTGTATACGCCAACAGCCTGCTGACGTTCGTGAAGGGCATCCGAGACGACCTGCCGAAAGACACCGATTTACAGAACATCATTGACGAGATCGTGGGCGAGATCGCCTCCCTTCTGTACAAACTGGAGCGTTTCAAATGAACCGTAAGCCGGGACTCTACGCCAACATTCTTGCCAAGCAGGAGCGCATCAAGGCCGGTTCGGGCGAGCGTATGCGTAAACCCGGCGAACCCGGCGCACCGACCGCCAAGGCGTTTCGTGAAAGCGCCAAGACGGCCAAGAAAGAGAACAAATGACAGCCGCGTGGACACGCAGCGAGGGCAAGAACCCAAAGGGCGGGCTAAATGCCAAGGGTCGTGCTTCGTATAAAGCCGAGACAGGCGGGACGCTGAAGCCCCCAGTCAAGGCTGGCGACAATCCACGCCGAGCGTCTTTCCTCGCACGAATGGGCAATATGCCGGGGCCGATGGCAAAGGACGGTAAGCCCACGCGCCTAGCCCTCGCACTCAAGGCATGGGGAGCCTCTAGCAAGGAGGACGCCCGAGCCAAGGCCAAAGCCATTAGCAGCAGGAACAAGGCATGAATCGCAAACGCCTTGCCGCTGCACTCGCCTACGTTGACGAGAAGGCAAAGCGCCTGACGAGCCTAGACCAGCCTAAAGAGTCTGACGCCGTGGACATGGCGCTAGAGATGGGCGGTAGTTTTATCCCCGGCGTAAGCCAAGCCCTCGCTGCCCGTGACTTTGAACGCGCCCGCCGAGCCGATGACGAGGCCGGTATGGCAATGGCTGCTGCGTCGGCCCTGCCATTAGGCAAATTGGTTGGAGCGTTGAAACAATACGATCCGACAATGCAGAAAATTTTTATTGGCAAGTCGGCAAAAACGTGGGACGCCGCTGCCGCGAAACGCGCTGAAGAACTAGAGGCCGGTGGAGTAGCGCCCGAGGAGATATGGCGCGAAACAGGCACGTTCCGAGCGCCTGACGGCCAGTTACGGCAAGAGATCAGCGACGAATCAGCATACTTGCGTCAAGAGCCCGATTTTGATGCGGCAATCCAAGCAAAAAAGGCCGAAATTGCGGCGATCAATCAACGGGTGCGTGATTTGAAAAAGGGCGTAAAAACGCAGCCTGATTTATTCCCCCGTGAATTTAATCGCGGCGTCCGAGAATTAGCGGCAACGAAAAAGCCTTTACAAGAGGACATCAAAGGCAATTTCGGATTGGAATATGGCAAAAAAGGATACTTGGGTAGTCGCGCACGGTTAGCCGTTGAACATCCTGCCCTGTTTGAAGCATATCCAGAATTAGGACAGAAATTGGTTGTGCGCCGTAATCAGCCTCTTGGAGATTCCACCCGTGGGCAATACTCGCCAACTGATAACCGCGTAGACATCGGTTCCACGCTGTCTAATAACCCATCGGCCGCGTCGTCAACGGCTTTGCACGAACTGCAACACGCAATTCAAGAGACAGAAGGATTTGCCCGAGGCGGGAGCGCAACGCAATTCCAGCCAACCGCCCTTGGTGCGAAAGCTGCGGAAATTAAAACAGAATTGAGCAAGGCCCTGACCGGCGGCACAAGTTCATCCACCCGAGAAATCATAGACAACTTTGACTATTTACCCGCAGATACGGCAACACAGATAGCAAAAAAGTTTGGTTTTAATGACCCTAATGATTTGCGGAACTTCATTATCTTGGAATCTAACAAGACAACACCATTTGAGCAGTATCGCCGCCTTGCTGGAGAAGCAGAAGCAAGAGCGGTGCAAGGGCGAAAAGTGTTAGATCGGGAACAGCGACGACGAGTATTTCCATTGCAATCGTATGACGTTCCAATCAATGAGCTAATTATCCGACGATGAACGCAGGCGCATTTAAAAAGGGTCAGAAAGGCGGGCCGGGTAGGCCCAAGGGTTTGCCTAATAAGTCCACACAGGCCGCGAGAGAGGCCATTGCAGCGTTTGTGGACGGGAACGCAGACAGACTCCAAGGGTGGCTAGACGAGATCGCAGAGGAGAAGGGAGCGCAGGCTGCGTTTGACGCCTTCAGCACCCTGCTGGAGTACCACGTTCCCAAGCTCGCCCGCCAAGAGATCACAGGTAAAGACAACGGCCCGGTCAAGGTACAGATCGGATGGATGGCTCCCGAATAATCCTGCCCTACCGCCCACGCAAGGCGTTCATGCCGTTCCATGAGCGCACGAAACGCTGGGCTTGCCTTGTCGCACACCGCCGCGCAGGCAAAACGGTTGCCGCCGTCAACGACATGATCCGCGCTGCTGCGATGTATCAGGGGCCGTATGGTCTATTCGGATACGTCAGTCCTTACAGGTCGCAGGCCAAGGCTGTTGCATGGCAATACTTTAAGGACGGCGCACAACCCATCATCCAATCGGTAAACGAGCAAGAATTAGTCATTACGCTCATTAACGGCGCACAAATCCGCTTGTTCGGCGCTGACAACGCTGACGCCATGCGCGGCCTTGGATTCTCGGGCGTATACCTTGACGAATACGGCGACTTTAAGCCGAGCGTGTTTGGGAACGTCATACGCCCTGCGCTGTCAGACAAGCAAGGCTGGTGTGTCTTTGGAGGTACACCAAAGGGCAAGAACCAGTTTTGGGAAATCTACGAGACTGCCCAACGCTTACCCGATGAATGGTTCCTGTTGCGCCTCCCCGCTTCTACCAGCGGGTTACTACCCAGCAGCGAACTAGGCGCTGCGAGAGCGCAGTTGGCCGAGGATCAGTACCTACAGGAGTATGAGTGCAGCTTTGAGGCTGCGATCCTCGGCGCTTTTTACGGCAAGGAGATGCGCGAGGCGCAAGACCAAGGCCGTATCACCAATGTGCCATACGACCCGAGCCTGCCCGTGTATTCTGGGTGGGATTTGGGGTTCCGCGACGACACCGCGATATGGTTCTATCAGGTCGCCCGTGGAGAGTTGCGCGTCATAGACTTCTACGCCGTCTCGGGCGAGGACATCCACACTATTGCTGATGTGGTACGCAACAAGCCGTACCGCTACGCCAAGCACTACCTACCGCATGACGCGAGAGCCAAGAGCCTACAGACCGGCAAGAGCATTATTGAGCAATTAGCCGCGCAACTAGACATCGCCAAACTAGCCGTTGTCCCCGACATCGGTGTGCAATCGGGCATCCAAGCAGTACGCATGATGTTGCCGCGTGTGTGGTTTGACGCCGAGCGTTGCCGTGACGGCATTGAGGCGCTGCGGCAGTACCAACGCGAATACGACGAGGATAAGAAGGCTTATCGTCAGTCACCGCGACACGATTGGACATCGCACCCTAGTGACGCCTTCCGTATGGTTGCGGTATCATGGTCTGAAGTCGCTGACAAGCCCCCAGCGCCTGAAGTGAAACCGCTGATGGTGGGGCCAGAGAACACCGTGACCCTGAACGATATGTGGCAGGCTCACGACCGCACCGTTAGCAGGAGAGCAAGGATATGAGTACGAACGCACCGACTCGGTATAACTACGTTGCCGTGGCCGCAACGTCTACCACCGCTTTTGGCTCGGTGGGGGCGTACATCCAGCGCGTGGTCGTCAACGTCGCCAGCAACACCGAGGCAACGTGCTTGCTGAAGGACGGCAACACGACCCTCGTCAGTTTCCCGGCCACGACCGCCGCAGGCGTCTACAGCGTGGAGTTGAACGTAGCGACCAAGGGGCAGATCAGCGCCACTTGCAGCGGCAACGCCTCCATGTCAGTTGTTGGACTGTTTAGCGATTACGTCTAATGGAAGGCATACTGCAACCGGAACTGGAAAAGTACCTGAAGGTTATCGGGCAGTACGATAACGAGTTCGCCAAATGGCAGGCGCGAACCAAGAAGATCGTTAAGCGTTACCGCGACGATAGCCGAGGGCAGGGTGGCAACGAGGCCGCCCGCTTTAACATTCTCTGGAGCAACATCCAGACGTTAAAGCCCGCTGTGTACGCCAAGTTACCGAAGGCCGACATCAGCCGCCGCTTTGGCGATAACGACCCGGTGGGCCGCGTGGCAGGGCAACTGTTAGAACGCGCCATTGACTTTGAGATTGAGCATTACCCCGACTTTCGCTCAACCATGTCCTACGCCGTGGAAGATCGTTTCCTCGGTGGTCGCGGTACGGCATGGGTGCGCTACGAGCCGCACGTTGCCCCGATTGGCATTGAGGACGATGGCTTATCCATCACCTCTAACATTGAGCAGGGCGAAGGTGCGCCGCCTGACCTAGAGCGCATTGAATACGAGTGCGCCCCGACCGATTACGTCCATTGGAAGGACTTTGGAC